TGCGATTTCTTCATATCCATAGTTCTCTTGATAACTTCAAGCTCATCTTTGGTAAGATCTGTAAATTTCTCTACAATCCATTCATCTGGGAATATTTTAAGTTCTTTTAATCCACCCATTATGTCAACCCTACTAGCCCAAGTTTCAATCCTATAAAGTTCATCAATAGCACTAGCAGAAGTCATGCTAAGCTCAAAATCTTTCATATCATCAACACTAAACCCTCTAAGAGCAAGATGCACTAATACTATTTTCTTGATGCCAACTATTAATTGGTCTTGTATCCATTGAATAGCTTTAGCAAATTCTGGAGATTGTTGGGCCACCGTCTTACTGGCATCTGAACCCTCTTGAGCTAGTCCAACTCTATTAAATGGTATCTTAAGTGCTGATATCATTTTCTTTTTGAAATATTCAATATCAGCAATGGCATCAAGATTTTCAGCGCCCTTCAATGTGTCAATTTCAACCCCTGTGCCATCTGATGTTACAGGAACCCAATAATCATCATCTTGAATGTGAGGTGCATATTTTTCATTCATTGCGCCAGTAACAGGATCAATAAATTTATGTTTCTTAAACCGTCTAGCTATAATCTGGATATATTGTTCACGTTCTTTAGGAGGTAAATTACCAACTGGGACCTTAAAGATTCGCTTTTCTGGAGCGCGGACCAAACGATATACTAATGCAGCATCTTCCATTAACCGTAATCTGCGCCAATCACGACGAGCACCTTCAAGTATTGATCTGCCATATGGCATATATAATTGTTCAAAATCAGTAAGTCTTATATGAGCAACTTGCCATGGATGGTAATATATTGGCTTTTCGCCAGGTAATTGATAAAAGAATCCAACCAAATCACCAAATTTAGTTTCAACTCTAGTAAAATTATACATATACATTGTCTTGATAGATGCAACACCATCTCTATTGGAAGTCGTTACTATTTCACAAGCATAATCACCATATTTAGATAAATATCTAGCAATTGGTCTAATTTGAGAATCTATATTAAGAGTATTATATAACAAATCTTCTATTTCTTGCTTTAATCTAATACTAGATGTTTTAACAAATACTGAATGGTTTCTCTCAGGATCTCTAAGTGAACATTCATCAGCATATAAATCTAAGGCTAGCGATATTTCGCCAACCTCATTCATCTGGTCGTAGTCTTTATATCTTTCGAGTCTATTTATTTGTACATTACTTTGTTCAATATAAAAAGAGGGATCATGAAGATCAATTATATTATTTTGATTAGTATAAACCTTCGAAATATCTGGTTGATTTTGTAAAATGTTTTCATGTGAATATATATTACTACGTTTAAATAATAATCTGATTTTATCAAATAATACAAAACTCATGATTTATATTTACTTAGATAATACCAAATACAGTTTTCATATTAAAAATATTTCTTTTTATCTTTAATAGGTATCATTCCTTTTTTCTTATCAACCATATCCATTGTTATACCACCTAGTTGAGTGGCAAATTGCATCAATGTCTGTTCAACAGTTTTAAAATCATCAGTTTCAGTAGTAGTCATAATTGGAAACATTAGATTATGTCCACCTTTTTGAATTATATCATCCATTGTCATAGTTAATTTCTCATCATAAACATCAGAAACACTTTGCGAACTCATTGGTAACAGACCAGATGGGGTCTGCATTGCTTCAATAATTCCCATACACGCTAAGCCAGATGATATAACCAAGTCATCATTATTACCAGCGCCTGGCTCATTTCCTACCCTGCCATTACCAAGGTGAATAAAACAATTTAATTCTCTTATTAATCTGGACGATTTAAACTTTATTCCCCTATCTCCAACACCAATATTTTCTGTTATGGCTTTTACTATAAATCCTTTAGTGGTTGAACCTGTTGGAAATCCAGCCCTCTTATCTTTATGACCATTAGGCAACCTTCTATAAAATAAATTAGGATAGAATAAAGTATTCCTTAAATCTTGGATTACTGCCTCACCTATGCCAGTACGCTCAACAATGAGAAGGGCATTATTGTAAAATCTTCCAAGATAATCAAGCATCTTAGAAAATTCATCTATGGGGCATTTTAACTTTAATTCTGCGACTTGTTCAGATTCAGTTACATCAATAATTTCAGCACCATGATAGTCAGTTGATTCGCCTGTCGAAACGTCAGCACCTATTGCATATCTGTGTCCATCATCCCCAGGTTTAATAATTCTGCTAGTGGCATCAACAATTGGCGATCTCCTTCTCACCGGCATGTTCCAAATCCACAAACACTTATTGAAATCAAGGTAAGAACGTTCATTAATGTTAGGATTTACATAGGCCACCGGCTTATCAATCATTTTATAACTAGAATCTGCTTCCTCTGTCACTCTAGTAATTGAATCCTTGTCTAATACAGTATTACCAGCACCAATAAATTCCATTAATATTTCTTGCCTAAATTTCCAAGATTCACCTTTTTCTTGAAGTTCCCTGTATTGGCGTTCTAACCATGGACTCTTAAATTCACCATATTTTGCTTTATCTTCTTCTGTTGTGCATTTTACAATATTGTCACACGGTGCGATTCTAACTTTACGTCTTGTTATATCGTCAACGAATTCAATTACCCAATTCATCTTGTGCCATGGAATTTCAATTACTTTAAATTGATTTTTATTCTCTTTAGCGTCTTCAATAGTATTATAATACCATCCACCACGTCCATTAGTTGTACTGATAACTATTACGCGACCACCATGCATTAAAGTCGGCTGACCAGCAAGCCACATTGCTTCCATTTCAACTATAAACGCGGCCTCATCTATAATAACTAATGAAGCGGTATTAGAACGAAGAGTATCTTTAGAACTAGTTAATGATTTAATTTCAGAACCTTGAAAGAATCCTACAGTATGTTCATTCCATAATTTTGGAGGTGCATATTTTCTATTCATCCCAGAACGAGGATCACCAAATGTACAATGAAATATCTCTGCAGGAAGATTTTCATAAACGAACTTGATATTTCTGTCTAAATAAGCTATGGCATCTTCGTCTCGTTTACTAACAACTAGAACTTTTTTATTTGAATGAAACATCGCAGTCCACAAAGCATATGCACCAGTTAATGTAGAAATACCACTTTGACGACATTTCAAATAAACAACTCGATCTTCCTCTTGGAACGCTTTAACAGAATCAATTTGATATTCAAACAAATTAAATGGTATAATACCAGCATTAGGATGCTTGATTTTACAAAAATTAGTACAGAAATAAACAAAAGATGCTTTACATCTTTTTAAAATTTCCTTTTTCTGTTCCTTTGTGATCACTTAGTACCACTTGGCCTATCTAATAATCTATTAACTTCTTCTTGTGATAATCCATCAGAATTTGAATCACCTGTGTTAATTGTATTATTATTTTTAAGTGATCCAAGTAATTTAGCTACAGAATCCATCATATTTGCTCTAGTTTTAGTTATATCAGCCTTAACTTGCAGGACAGTAGTAATAGCCGCAGCATCAGATGCTCTATAATCATTATTTTGCAATTTTGCAAATAATATGCTGTATACATCATCACATTTAGTTCTATCAGATTCTACATCTTCTATAATTCTTGTAGCACTATCACAATGAGTATCAATTAAACCAATCAATCTTTCTTGAATCCTTGCCTTTTTAAGTTCAAATTCACTCATCTCATTAATTTCAGCATCTTTTATTATTTCAGATTTTAATTCTACAAGTTTATCTTCTGGTTTTACATCAATTTTTTCTTCTTGTTTTACATCAACCTTGATATCTTCTAATTTGGATATATCAGGCTTTGGTATTTCACCTTCAACTTTGCCAAGTTCATTCATCAATGATTGCAAGTCTGGATCTAGTGGCTGTTCTGATAGTTCTTCAGTCATATATTATTTACTAATCGAATGATCCAATATTAATTATATCTTTATCCATATCACATTTGTTATCTGACAATTCGGCACCAATTGTTGAAAATTCATCTATCTTAAATCTATTATGTCCATCACCGTCAAAATATAATTTTACTTCTCTGCTACATCCTGCTCCGCCTAAGCCAGAAAGAGTGTGAATAAGGTCTTTTAATCCTTGAGCAGTAGATTTATCTTTTGTGGTTATTTTAAAATTCAGTTCAATTTCAGATTTATCGGTTGATTCAATTAATTTACTCTTAACTATTTCTTTCATTTCATTTAAACGTTCCACCTTTAAAGGATGCTTACCTTCCATTTTTATAGATTCATCAATTAATATATCAATAAATCCTATTACATCCTCATCAATCATTGGTTCACCACCCCTGTAAAATTTAACTATATCTTCGGCAAATTTCTTTTCATCTATGTCACTGATATTAGGATCATTATCGGCAGTTTTTTTGACCGCTATTCTTCCTGCTATATTAACGCTATCAGGAGTTACTTTTTTACCCCTAACCTTACGATGAATCCTTTCACGAACTGACTTAGGAATAGCCATAATTTATATTTTATTGATCATGGTCAATATAAAAGAAATCTTCTACATCACTAGCATCAGGATCTTTAGGGTCTTTAAC